GGCGCAGAATAAAGACGCAGGGTCCTCGAACCTCGCACCTTGGGCCGCAGACATACCGCCCTTGATCAAATCAGGCCCCTGATCCCCTCCAAATAAAACTATATCCTTCTTTGAGAGGTCCTTTACCAAGAAGAAATTGGCCCCACCTCTGGCAAAATATGCCATATTCCAAGCGACTTGATGGGGCGACACTTTGATCGCGTTACTTTTAGCTACTTTCAATTCCATCCAAAAGGGTAGGCCATCCCATACCATATGGACATCGGGTACACCTCCGCCGTGCTTGTTCTCAATCCTCGTTGCGAAGCACTTCTTCGGTAAGTTCTGGCGTATCTGATTCCAGAAGTTCGCCTCTGGTCCCCTGCTCATCTGTTATATCCTTATAGCTGCCCTCAATCTGGAACGCTTGCGGATATTGTTTCTGTAGTGCAGCAAGTCGCGCCGTGATTTCATCTCTTGATAGTTGGTCTATCGTATTAATCGTCTCGCGTCTATCGATAGTCAAACCACCGAGGGCTGACCGTATCTTTTCAGCGTTGATTGCGGCAGAGAATTGCCCTGCCTCCTCGGCTCCGCGCGATAGCTGATGCAGTCTTTCAAGCTGACCGATGGTTGACACACCATACCGCCGCTCTCGTTCCTGTCGTAACTCTTGGATGTATTCCACAACATGCGGATAGTCTCTGCCGTTTAGCAGAACAGATGCCTGTTTACCCGCAAGGTCCTGTGCATATCCCGCCAGTCTGGCACACTCCGCATTCGAATAGATACCCTCGACAATCTTCTGTGCAAAGGTCATCTGTCGGTTGGTCAACTGCCTACCAAATTCTTCTTCGATCTCTTGTTTTTTGGAAGCCATAATGATTACACCTGATTACGTTGTTTACAGTGTTTTTCTAGGTAGTTGTAAGTATACTGCAAACATATTGTCGGAACAAGGGCAACGAAGTGTAATCATTTACCCCCCTTTTGTAATCAAGTGTAATCATACGCAGCTATATAAATAAGGGCTTGATTACGCCGTTTACGCTGATTACACGATTTTCGTTTCAATTTTTTTTTTTTTCAAAAAATCTGGAAAAATACCGTATATAACGTAATCATACTTTTTTGTTGACAGTCTGCCCCACCTCAACTAATCTACAACCACTCAACAATTACGAAAGGAAATGAAATGCCTAATCATTGTTATCAGCAAGTAGAGATCCATGGTCCAAGGTTCTTGGTCAAAGAACTGTATGATCATCTAACCAAGGCTGACCCAGAGTTTTGTCAGTTGGTTTGTCCGATGCCGTTCGAGCAGTGGCTTGCCCCGAAAACCAAATGGGGAGGTTACGAGGTCGAGGGTTGGTATGACTGGCGTGTTAAGAACTGGGGGACCAAGTGGGATGTCGTTGACGTTGATACCACGCAGCCGTTGACGATCCACGATGATGAAGACACTGACCCTGCAAACATGAACGCCTCGTTTGTGTTCAACTGTTGGACTGCGTGGTCCCCGCCTATTCCTGTTTGGGATAAGTTGGTTGAGATGGGTTTGTCTGTTGATGCGGACTATCAGGACGAGGGCATGGGGTTCGAGGGCCGTTATGTCAACGGCGAGGACAAGTGTTGGGAACCTGAGTTGGATGAGGAGGCGGAAGATGCTGTATAAAATTATGAGATTTGAAACATACCATGTGTTGATTGAAGCCGAGAGTGAGGTGGACGCGATGGATAAGCTGTACGAGATGGACCAAGGTGAGTGGACCAGTGACCCTGATGCTACTGAGGTGTGGGCCGAGGAGGCGGAATATGCGTGAAGGATTGAAGCAAGAGGCGACAGCTTTGTTGGAAAACTATCTTGAGGACTTGCGGTATTGGGTTGCGTACTACGAGGTTGACGGGATCAACTCAACGACTGCGGGTACGCCAGAGTTTGAAACAATAGAGGATGCGAAGGCATACCACGTAATGGTGAAGGCTGTATTGAAGGAGTTGCGTGATGGGTAAGATGAAAGATTTGTTGATCGAGTTGCAAGAGACGCCGATCATGACGCCGTGTCCTGATTGTTTTGGTGAGGGGTACATTGAGTATGATGTGCCTCGGCCTCAGAGTTTCACTCGTGACATTGGGTATTTGGACACAGCGAGAGAGACATGTGAAACGTGCAGCGGTGATGGTGAGATCGAGCGGCTGTGTGATTGCGGTTCGCCTGTGACTAAGATCATGGGCGAGGATGCAGAGGTATGTATGGAGTGTGCGGAGTGTTTGTCATGACGGGTATTGTGGAGGTGGCTCAGGAACTCATTCATTTGTACACGCAAGAAATGATGTTCAACAGACGGACGAACGCGTTAGACCCTAATCAAAAGATGACTTTGGAGGGGGCATTGGTGGGTATGAAAAATTCCGATTACTACGAGGTTGGGGAGGACTTAAATCTTTTTGCAGAGGATATGAAAGAGCAATACTACAACTTGAAGACTGACGAGATAGTTTTCTCGCCTGACTGCCGACCGCCATCGGACATTTGTTTTATGTATACACCTAACGAGGATCTGGCGGTTCTGGCGTTTAAGCAAGATACCAGAGTTGATGTGATGTATATCCCCGCCAAGACAACAAGGATGCCCCTTCTGATGGGAACGTATTGGTTTGAGGATCCAAAAGCGTCTGACGGATATTGGTTTAGGTTTGCGCCCCACATACCAGAGGACCAAAAAACACAGAACATGGCACTTTCTTTGTTGATCCACACGGCGATGTTGTTTTCTTTGATCAACCAACCAAGGTTCGTGGTCCAAGGTACAACGGGCACGAGGCAGTTAAAGAGACAGATGTTTCGAGGACACGGGATATCAATGGACGCGTGGAACAAGATTTCATGGAACATCAAAGAGCCAGTCAAGGCGAAAGACGATCACACCAAAGGTGGTTGGCACATGCCTCTGCATTACACTCGTGGTCATTGGCGCAAGGCCCAAGATCACTGGGAGGATGTCGTGATCCGCAAGGATGGCAAACCGTACAAGTGGATCGATGGGTTTTGGTCTGGTCACCCTGCGTATGGGGTAAAGAAAAGTTATCATGCACCAAAGTTAGGAAAGAGTTATGAAGACGTATGAGGTTGTATGCGAGGGCGTTGTTCAGCGGTTGGTGTTGGTTGAAGCGACCAACGCTGCCGAGGCTGCGCAAGCTGCGCGTCAAGAGTTTTCTGCATTAACAGGTGCAGAGAAAGAAGGGATTGCTATATTAGATATCTATAGTGAACCAGTAACACTGAAGGAGATAAAGAATGTTCAAGAAGATATGGAATAGAATACGAGTAAAGCGCGGCGACAACCAGAAGCTGACGCGTAAGGAACAGATCCTTGTTGAGTTGCGCCGAGGTCAGGGGACCGCGCGTCAACTATCGGATCGCATGGGTCTGAAGCTGAGTATTGTGCGGACCAACCTGTCTGCCCTGCACAACGCGGGTGCGATCAGGGACACGGGTACGGACGCAGGGCAAGAGAGCGTGTGGGAAGTGGCGGAATGATCTACTACTTCACGGCCTTGGTGATCAGTTACAGCATGGACCCAGACACGGTGACTAAGTCGTACGTTTGGTATGATCGGGAGCGTCATTGCCAGGAAGCAATGAATGACTCCCTGGCTGATCCATTGTATACTCAGTTGTATGAACTGTACGACGATCTGCATATGACCTGTGTTGTGTCGGATCAGGTATCGTTTGTATTGAAACCTAAACTTAGACCAGAGGGAGAGCCATGGGAGACGAAGCCTTAAACCCTGCGCAGCAAGCGGAGTATCGTTTTCTAAAGAATGAAGTAAACAAATACGAAGAGGAAGCAAACCGTAAGAACTTCCACCCGAACATCCAACACGATCTGTGGAGAGCGAGGGCAGAGTTGAAGAAGTTTGTGAGCGAACTCCGACAAGCAGGTGTAAACATATGAACCGTGAGGAATATGAGGAACTATATCGAGAAGCATGGATCGCACAGAATAAAAAGGACAGGGAGGATAATCCCAAGCTAGGTCCGAACACAATGTACCGCGATCCGAAACAAGCACAGGAAAATGCGAAGAAGGGAGGAAGGCCCAAGGCCATGTCGGACAAAGCCAAGATGATCAATCGGATGTTGGAAAAGGAAATGACATTGCGCGAGATCGCAGACATCCTTGGCGTAACGCATCAGGCTGTGATGCAAGTGAAACATAGATACGGGCTACCAAGAAATGAAAAGATTAGAACTGATTAGTGACATCATCAAAGATTTGCAGAAGACAATCGATGATATCGAGTGGGAGAACTACCGAGATCCAAGGATCGAGGGCCTAATACAACAGCTTAACTATTATAAAAGGAAGCACGAGAATGGAGAAACACATGAACCACGTTTTTGACGTAGACAATACGCGAAGACAGCAGATAATTGTTGAATACTTGACGCCTACTGGTAGTGGGTTTGGGGTCACTCCCGAAGGAGAGCAGGTGTTCATGAACAAGCGGCTTGTGGATGCAATGAACGTACAAGCAGGCGACATCTACAATGCATTCTTGTTGCCGAACTACCCAGACAAGCGGGACGCTATCCCGTGGAGGGCGATGCGCGTGGAACCTGCGGATGTAACGCTAGACTTGGGCCATGTTGCGGTGGACTCGGACCTGCAAAACA